GGAAAAACGTAAGTACTGGCAGGCTACAATGGGTGACGACAGGTTTGTCATGTTGGACCACTGGGGGAGTACACAGGAAGATAACTTATTAGGCCGGATACGTTACATGGCTAAAGGCCTGGATTGTAAATGGATTATCCTGGACCACTTAAGTATCGTAGTGAGCGACCAGGAGAATCCTGACGAACGTAAGGCAATAGATAGTATCATGACTAAGCTAAGGTCCTTAGTCCAGGAGACAGGCATAGGTTTATTCCTAGTGAGTCACCTTAAGCGACCGCCAGGTGGCAAAGGGCACGAAGAAGGACAGCAAGTATCGTTAGCTGACTTACGTGGCTCGGCGTCCATAGCACAGCTTAGTGACATGGTAATAGGCCTAGAAAGAAATCAGCAGGCGGAAGACCCGGAGATACGCAACACGACAACCGTACGTGTACTTAAGAATAGATTCGTAGGTTTGACTGGAGCATGTTGTTGGTTACACTATGACCACAACACAGGACGCATGAAGGAGACTTCACGGCCTAACGTAAAAACAGAACACTTGGAGTTTTAAATGAGACAGCTTGCTTTTGACATAGAGACTGACGGTATCGTGGCCACAAAGGTACATTGTATCGTAGCGATTGACCTGGCGACTAATGAACAGTTCGTGTACAGAAGTGACAAAGGTAATCTACATGCATTTAATAGTCTTATTAGTAGTCCTTGCGAACTTATCGCTCATAATGGCATTGGCTATGACGTTCCTACTCTCGAAAGACTCATGGGTACGGACTTTGGAAAGACGGTCATTACTGATACTCTTGTGCTCTCACGGCTTGCTAGTCCTAGCCGTCCTGGGGGACATAGTCTTAAAAATTTAAGTAGAAACACTGAAGAGGAGAAAACACATCATGAAGATTGGAGCGTATTGTCTGATGATATGGTGGACTATTGTATACAGGACGTTGTTGCAACTATCGGTGTGTACAACAGGCTTATCGAAGAGCTTACAGGTTTCTCGGAGGAAAGCATTAGACTTGAGCATCAAGTACAAACTATTGTACAGAGACAAGTAAACCGGGGGTGGCGGCTCGATACTTATAAGTGCCTGGACCTACTGGCTGAACTCAAGGAACGGAAGTTTCAACTGGAGGATGAAGTTCACAAGAGGTTTAAACCTAAGTATAAGTATATTAAGCAAGTGGTTCCTAAGATTAAGAAGGACGGTACGTTTTCCACGGTAGGACTAAAGTTCCTAGGTGACCAGTGGACTACAGTAGCAGGAGAATTCAGTAGAGTTGACCTGACGCCTTTTAACTTAGGTTCACGTATGCAGATAGGGGAATACCTCAAGGACTTTGGATGGAAACCTAGTAAGTTCACAGAGAAAGGTCAAGCAATAGTTGACGAGAGTGTACTCAAGGAAGTCAAGGGAATACCTGAGGCTACACTAATAGCTGACTACCTGTTAGTCCAGAAGCGTATCGCACAGATTAGCTCATGGCTAGACGCAGTCAGAGAAGACACAGGACGTGTACATGGTTACGTTAATACTAACGGTGCCGTGACGGGACGTATGACTCACAGTTCGCCTAACCTAGCCCAGGTGCCTAGTGTTGGCGCTGAGTACGGAGAGGACTGTAGAGCATGTTGGATTGTCAAGGATGGCTACAAGCTAGTCGGTTGTGACGCTAGTGGCCTGGAGTTACGTATGTTAGCTCACTACATGAATGACGATACGTACACCCACGAAGTAGTTGACGGTGATGTTCATACAGCTAACCAGAAAGCAGCAGGTCTTGAGACTAGACCACAGGCTAAGACATTTATCTATGCGTTCCTATATGGAGCAGGCGACGCTAAGATAGGTTCAATCGTAGGAGGTACAGCAAAACACGGTAAGGTACTCAAGGAGAAGTTCTTATCGAATACACCTAAGCTACAACAGCTTAAGGATAACGTAGCCGACGCGTCAGGCAGAGGTTACTTAAAGGGCTTGGATGGCCGTAAGGTTTACGTACGGTCAGAGCATTCAGCGTTGAACACTTTGTTGCAGTCCGCAGGTGCGATAGTCATGAAAAAAGCCTTGATTATTCTTGATGAATATGCTAAACTATGGGGCCTAGATTATGAGTTCGTTGGTAACATTCACGATGAATTCCAGGTCGAGGTTCGTGAGGACCAAGCACATGAGTTCGGTAGACTAGCTGTAGCCTCCATACAGGCCGCAGGTATTCAACTTAACTTACGTTGCCCTTTAGACGGTGAGTATAAATCAGGTAACAACTGGGCAGACACCCACTAAGGATAACCATGAAAACAGTAGATACATTAGTAAGGGACATATATAAACTTATGTCCACTAAGGACGTACCTGAGGGAGTTGATGCAGACCAAGCCATTGAGGACTTCGGAGAGGCAGTCAAGAGCCTCATGCGTAAGGAATTCACACAGAAACGGAAAGACTCACGGACATTACGTTTGTCAAACATAGGCCGGGACGACAAGTACTTATGGAATGTAGTTCACGGTACTAACAAGGAGGAAATACAGCCACATACGTACGTTAAGTTTATGTATGGCCACTTGATTGAGGAGATGCTATTATGTTTAACTAAGTTAGCAGGACACACAGTAGACTCAGAGCAAAAGACTTGTGAAGTCAACGGTATCCGAGGTTCTATGGACTGTAAGATTGACGGTGTAGTTACTGATGTCAAGTCCGCTAGTTCCTTTGGCTTCAAGAAGTTCAAGGACAGGACGTTAGCTAAGGATGACCCTTTTGGTTATATCGCTCAGATTAAAGCTTATGCACATTCAGAGGGAGAGACTAAGTACGGTTGGTTAGCTATGGACAAGGCCAATGGTCACCTCACGTACCTCATGTACGACGAGAAGGACAAGACGGAGCCTATGTTGGAATACATTAACTATTCCATAGAGGAGCGAGTGGAGCACCTAAAAAAGATGGTGGAGTTGCCCGAGCCAAAAGAATTCTGCGCGGACCCAGTGCCCGACGGAAAATCAGGCAACTTAAAGCTATCTACTACATGCTCATATTGTCAATACAAAGAACATTGCCACCCAGGGTTGCGGAAGTTCTTATACAGCACAGGGCCAAGGTTCCTAACCAAGGTCGTAAATCTACCTAAAGTACCGGAGCTTGATGATGACTTCTAAGATTAAATACCGTAGCGGCCTGGAAGAACGCTTTGCCGAGAAGGCGCCTATGTTTGACTTTGAGCCTTACAAGGTGCCATACACTGTAGAGCGTAAGTACATACCTGACTTTGTGTATAAGACACCCTCAGGGCATGACGTGCTCATAGAGTGCAAAGGTTACTTCCGGGTAGGGGATACTCAGAAGTACAAGGCAATCAAGCGGTGCCTTAAGTTCGATGAACTTGTGTTCGTATTGTCAGACCCTAAGAAGAGACTTAGGAAAGGCGCTAAGATGAACATGGGTGAATGGTGTGAGAAGGAGGGTATCCGGTGGTACACCTTGGATACTGTTGATAAACTATTAGAGGACGTGGGGGCTAGTACATGAGCTTCACATACAACGAATTGGTCCAAAGAATGCTTTACGCGATGGACGCTTACGAAATACTGGAAGTTTTGGAACTATCTACAGAGGAACTGTTAGACCGTTTTGAAGACAAGATAATCAAAGACTATGAGAAAATAGAGGAATACCTTGACAATGACTGAACACGTAAATGACCAGAACTACATTAATTATATCCATGTCTATAAAGTAGCCAATGGACACATAATTCAAATCAAGTGTGTAGGTATGTCAACAGAGACTACCTTCATTGTATCTAAGGAAGATGACCTAGGTTCTGAGATACAAAAGGCAATCACTAAAGTCTTAGGAGAAAAAGTATGAGTCGTATGATGGTCAATGCTATCCAAGAGTACTACAATCAGCAAGGACTAGCGGAGCATTACATGGTAATGTCTCAGGACCCTTCACTGGACGCTGAGGAGGAACTAGGTAGACTAGCTGAGAAACACATACAACTAGCGGCTATTAGCTTAGATTATATCTTGACAAACTTTAAGATGGAACTTGAGAGTTCGAGTACTTCCATAAAGGATCATTTAAATAACATCACGGAGACTACACACTAATGAATGAAGACGGACAGTACGCCAACGAACAGGAAATGCTTAAGCACCTCAATGAACTCAGTAATAAAGCCAAACAACGTAAGGACTATTCTACGGTATGGGAAAACTTCGTAGCAAAAGCAAACTTAAAAGACGCCTTAGAAGAACGAATGGATGTTATTGGACAGAACGGCAACGATGGCTTGCACTACGAGAGTCTCAAACATAAGGTACCTTCTCACTATGACTTTGAGATAACACCTTTAGAGTACATGGAGTCATTATTCTCAGAGGAAGGTTATTGTGGTTTCCTAGAGGGTAACGTGATTAAGTACATTAGCCGGTGGCGAGACAAGAACGGACAACAGGACCTAGAGAAAGCTAAGGTCTACCTAGAGAAACTAATTGATTTTGTAGCATACGAAGGAGAGTAGCATGAGTGAAGCGTACGGTATCAAAGTAAACTTTAATAAGGACACATTGCTGTCTAACCAAGCCTTCACGCTTCTAAAGGACTTCTACCTGGCAAAGTTCGAGGCTAGTCCTCAGGAAGCCTATGCCAGGGCCGCAGTCGCCTACAGCGCAGGGGACATGGAGTTAGCTCAACGGATATACAATTATGTATCCAATGGTTGGTTTATGTTCTCCAGTCCAATCCTAAGCAACGCTCCGAAGCCTGGGGAGGAACATAAGGCCTTACCTATTAGTTGCTTCCTGAGCTACGTAGGGGACAGCCTAGAGGGCCTCATAGGGCATCACGCTGAGACAGCATGGTTGTCAGTCAAAGGTGGTGGCGTTGGTGGTCATTGGTCTGACGTACGGGGAGTCACTGAGAAGTCAGTAGGTGTCATGCCGATGCTCAAGGTGACTGATGGTCAGATGACAGCCTATAAACAAGGTAAGACACGTAAGGGTTCTTATGCAGGTTACCTGGACGTTAGTCACCCAGACATCATAGAGTTTATTAACTTTAAGTTACCAACAGGTGGCGACATTAACCGTAAGTGTTTCAATTTGTTTAACGCTGTTAACATTCCGAATACATTTATGGACGCTGTACGTGAAGGTAGAGACTGGGAGCTCAAGTGTCCGAGTACAGGAGAGACTGTAGATACACAGAACGCACGTAAGATATGGCAGAAGTTACTTGAGGTACGCTTCAAGACTGGTAGTCCGTACCTAAACTTTATCGACACAGCTAACAAAGCTTTGCCTGAGTTTCAAAAGAAACTAGGACTTAAGATACACGGTAGTAACTTATGTAATGAGATACACCTAGCTACTGACGAAGAACGCACGGCAGTCTGTTGTTTGTCAAGTGTTAATCTTGAGAAGTTCGACGAGTGGAAGGACACACCAATGGTTGCTGACTTAGTGACCTTCCTGGATAATGTTTTAACGGAGTTTATTGCACATGCGCCAGAAGAGCTTGACAAAGCGCGTTATTCGGCTTACCGGGAACGTTCTATTGGGATTGGTGCTATGGGTTTCCATGGCTACCTACAGTCTAAAAGTATCGCTTGGGAGTCTTGGGAAGCAACTTCAGCAAACTATACGATGTTTAAGTACATCAAGTCGCAGGCACAAGCGCAGACTTACAAGTTGGCTGAGGAACGTGGGGAATGTCCTGACGGTAAAGGTTACGGTGTACGCAACGCACATTTGCTTGCTATTGCTCCTAATGCTAATTCTAGCATTCTATGCGGTTGTAGTGCCAGTATTGAACCAGTCAAGTCTAATATGTACGTCCATCGGACCCGGGCAGGTGCTCACGTAGTTAAGAACCAAAAGCTTGAACGTGTGTTGACTGAGTACGAACAGAACACTGAGGAAGTATGGGACAGTATCTTGGCTAACGACGGTTCAGTACAGCACTTAGAGTTCCTAACGGAGCATGATAAGAATGTATTTAAGACCGCCTTCGAGTTGGACCAGTTGTGGGTCGTTGAACATGCGGCTAAGAGACAAGAGTTCATTTGTCAAGGCCAAAGCGTCAATGTGTTCTTCCCGGCAGGAGCTGATAAGTCACATGTCAACCAGGTACACCTCAAGGCGTACGTAGCAGGCCTTAAGGGTCTATATTATCTACGGACAGCCGCAGGCAAGACTGGAGACAAGGTGGGCACTAAGGTGATTAGGAATGCACTTAAGGACTTCGATGGAGAGGACGACGAGTGCGTAAGTTGCCAAGGGTAGTTAGGAATACAATAATAGTGTTAGAGGTGGTCACCTGCCTCTTCA